AATTCTTTTTTTTCCATAGTAGAAATATTGTTTATAGATGTATTTACATGTAAAATTTCGTTTTGTGAAATATTTTTTTTATTTTTTAAAAAATTTTTTTTATTATCGACTTCTATTCGTTCGGCAGATTCAATCTTTTCATCTACTTCTTTGTCGTCTTTTTTTTTATCTTCATGAACGTAAACTCCTTTTACATTAGCCGCTGGGTTGGCTGTAAACCCTATTCCTAAGGGATACACTTCTCCCACAACTAATCTATACAAAGGCGTTCCGTCTTTCATCTTTCCTTCTCCATCAAAAGCTTTTAAATATTGAGATAATTCTTGAACATGGCTTTTATCACTAATAATTTCAGCCTCACTTAAATTTTTACTCCCTGCAGCTAGAACATATTCATTAAATCCTAATTCCCAGCTTGCAGAAACTGCTTGATACATCTCATCTTCAGGATCTACAGATCTTAAAACTAATTCTGCAAATTCTTTATTAGCTGCGGAGTAAACAACTGCACCAAGAGCTAAATTAAACGGTTGATTAACATCTTCACCTATAGAACTTAAAATTTCATCATTGTACATTCTTGAAAATCCAGAAGACACAATATGCCCAACAATTTTCTTTTTGTTGTGTTCTATATTAGTTGGTTTATGAATAAAATAATCTTTAATTGCAACGGCTGTTTTTGTGTCTATACCGTCATCATTTTTATTAAACTGATTAATGACTGCAGCATTAAAAGCAACCCCTATTAAATCAATATTTTTTTCAAAATCAATATCTTCAGGAACTAGAGATTTTAATTGCTCTAGAGAAGCTTCAGAAATAAAACCCTCTTCTTTTGGGTCTTTTCTGGACGCTATAATTTCATTAGAAAATGAAGTTTTGTATTTGTAATTCATATGTAAACAAATAATACACTAAATTATTTTTCTTCTTCTTTTTTTTCTTTTGACTTTTTACCCATTTTCTTTAAAATTGCTTTTTGTATTGCGGGCGGCAATTTTTTCTGGTCTTCAGTTAACTCTCCTTTAGCTTTTTCAAGAGCTTCCTTTGTTGGCCTATCTTTATCTCCAGGCTTTGCAGGGCGATAATTTTTCCCCATTCTTCTTTTTTTATCTCTGATATTTTCCCAGAGCCCTTTTTTAGCATCAGCTTCCTCTTTCGGCCCGCCAATTTTTTTCATTAATTCTTCATGATTTTTTCCAGGCATAAATACGGCGTCGTCTCCGCTCCCATGAGAATGAATGTCGTCTAGGCCCATTTTTTTTGCCATTTGCATAGCTTCTCCAGGATTATTAAAAGAATATTTTGACATATCATGAGCTGCTTCAGAAAATTCTTCAAGCATTTCATCGAAATTGACTTCACTTTCATCAAGTAAATGATATTTTTTAAGATCGATATTAGCTTCAATTTCTTCTTCCATTCCAACTCCAAAATCTCCATCATCCTCAAGGTATGTATAACTTGCGTTAGCGACATCGGAATCAGCTTTCCTATAAGACTCTTTAACTTTTCCACCTCGTCTCATTTTTAAAAACATGTTTACTCTGGCCATTGCCCATCCTCCACGAGTCATGCCTGGTCTATGAGAGCTAGAAAAAGCTCCAGCTCCTCTTCGATAAATCTTTTTTAATTGTCCAAGAGTTACCTTTTTACCAGGATGTTTTTTGTTATGTTCCGAAACTTTACTTTTTAAAGCATTTATAACTTTTTCAGAAAAAGTGATTTTTGATCCGCTTTCTCCTGCGCTGCCAGATTTATTTTTTGAAGACCCTTTTCTTCTTTCGGATGGTTTTGCAGGTGTTTGGGCCCCACTTTTTTTACCAGGTCTTTTTGCAGCTTCAGATTCATCAAGCTCTTCAAGAATAACTTCATCATATTCTTCATCATTAGATCCTTGAACTTTTGAGCCCGCTCTCCATTGTCTGCACGACCAATATCTCGCTTTTGTTTTGGGTCCTGGGTTATCGCAATTATGTCTAGCCCTAAAAGATTTTCTTCTTTCTGGATTGTCTCGCTTGATTGACATGTTAGGATCTCCGAAGTTAACTTTAACTACATTACCCTTTTCATTCTTTACATATACAGAAAACTTTTTTGGCCCGCCAGGAGTTCTAAAAGGTTTATTTAATTTTTTACCTTTATTTTTCTCAGCAGCCCAAGACTCTTCAGAAATTAATTCTTCAAACCCATCTTCACATTCACATTCTTCATTATGGTTTTGAATTTTTTTTGATAAATCAATAATAAAATTGCGCATACAAAAGTATACACAAAAAAATTATTTTTTACTGTGAAATAAAATCGCTGAAGGATAGTCAGATAGCTGGTGAGCAGCACTTATTTCAACTACCTCTTTTAATGTTTCTAGTTTTTCTATTTTATCAATATCCTTCACGCATGCTTTTAATTCTTTTTCCCAAGAGTCTTTTCCTGTTGATGTTACAATAGCTTCTACTAAATTATCAACAATTTTATTTTGATTAGCGTTTAACCTCTTAACAGAAAATTTATTTTTAATTTCTTTAGTTGTAGAATTTCTAAACTTTTCAATTTCATATATAATAGATTGCAAGTCTTTTCTGGAATATAAATTTTTAGCTGTAGCTCCTGTCGGCCTACCTACTTGATTGGGGGTCTTGGTGATCTTTTGACTTGGCTGGGCATTCTCACTCTTGTTACCCTTTTCCATCTGCTTCTCCTTAAGCTCTCTATCAGCTTCAGCGCTGGGAGGCTCTATAGTAGGTACGCCACCAATTAAAGGATTATACATTCCGTCCTCTCTATTTTCGACAAATTTCTTTTGAGCTTCTGTAAGAGTGTTTGGGTGAGGAAATAAACCTGTTCTAATAGCTTCCATTCCTTGCTCTGGCGATATAACTCCAATTTCAAGTAATCTAGTGATAACTCTTTGAAATTGAATTTCATCTTTAACATCAACTTCTTGAAATTTAACAGTTGGATATTTTCTAAATCCCATGCTTCTACAAACCGTTTTGATTTGAGGCATCATGAAATCATTTATAAAACAATTTCTCGCTTCTTTTAATCTTTCTAAAAATATCTGAGCTTTTATCTGAGTGCTTGAATAATTCTCTTTTCCAACAATAATGTTTTGCAGACCTTCTCTAATATCTTGATTGACAATTTCATATTTATTAGGTCCAAGTATTTTATTAACATCAGGTATTATAAAGTCAGCTTTTGTTGTATAATCACTAACAAGAACTCTTCCGACACTTTCATTTTGAAATAAACATTGCATAGCGCTTAAGCTATGAGGGTTAATACCCCCTTTGTCTGGCTCTGCACCCATAGTTATTAATAAAACTACATTTTCAATAGTTCTGCTAATAGCTTGGTCAATCTTTTTAAGCTCAATCTTCCAATTCAAATCATCTAATACTGGATATCCAAAAGGAATAGCGAAAGGTTCATAATCTTGCTTCTTATAAAAAGAATATATTAATCTATCAGGGTCAAGATCAATTTTTAAACCATTTAAATAAAAACTTCCCTCCTTGATCATTTTTTTAACTTCTGGATCAAGAGAGTCAAAGATTTGTTTATCTTCTTCTGTTTTGGGGTTTTTTAATTTTTCTAATTCATATTCGGATAGAATTTTTTTATAAACCCCACTATCGAAGGATGTGCTTCTAGTTGATACTACATCATAAGGGTTTAATAAAATATATCTTACAGGAATTTTACCTGGATCTAAATATTTACTAGCCTCAGAACCATAAATTTTATTTAATTTTAAAACATCTTCTCTATTAAATTTACCGTCGATACGATATAAAAATATATTTCCAGAACGATAGTACTCTCTAAAATATTGATCTTTTAATTTCCATAGGTTAATTTTTTCAAACCACTTATATATAAAAGTTCTGGCGTTTTCAGAACCTCCCTCTAAATATATTTCAGAATTAGAAAACTCAGACATTACATCTATAGCATTTCTGAAAATAGGAATATTAGCATAAGCTTTTTGACACAGTTCAATGCTTTCTCTTATGTCTATGCCTTCTGGTCCTACTGTATATGGAAGCATGCCTTCAGAGATATTTTTATACTTTTCTGCTTTTGGGCTAGTTCCAGATCGACCTCTAGTTCCTGAAGTTGCATGGTCGGCAGTTCTTAATGCGTCAGATACTGTACTATGAGAACCAACAGATACCATTGGTGTTTTACCGTTTGTACTAGAATTACTAACGTAGTAATTCTCTCCACACATTTTAGGTTCTACAGGGTCTGACGATCCCAAGGAAACTTCACTTCTTTTTGAGATGTTATCCCAGTAAGCAGATTTTTTAGTATATTTTCTTTTTGGCTTGCTCATATGTTATATGTACACGAAAAAGTTTAAAAGTTACTTTTAAAGTCACTTTATAAACATTGGAACGAATGAATTAACGATTTCAGATTTGTGATTTTTAATATCATTATAAATTTTAATCATCCAATTTCCAAGCACTAATGCAGAATAACAGTCTTTTCTTGCCTTGCTTGGCCCAGTTGTTCTTTTTAAATTTAACGGAAGATCAAAAGTCTGAGTTCCTTGTGGAGAAGATTTTACTTCTATTAATGCACATTGGCCTTTTGTAT